CCCGTCTCCATACCCTAAGAGGATGATTGATGGAAACATTTGTTGTTCCCGCCTATCTCTTTATGAAGTCCTTCGGACTTCTAGGAGGTAGGACTGTAGGAATATGCATGTCTTTACAGCATAGAATGTATTACTTCTCTAAGCTGTTTGACGAGCATACCTATGGTAACGCAAGTGTTCACCGTCGTATCATTACTCTTGACAATTTGGGTGAAGATCAGCGCACCCGTAGATGTCGCATAACCGGCTGGACGAGCGAGGCGGTACCTTCTAAGATACTGTCTCTACCTCGTCTAGTGGCTATTGATGTCATACGGGATACCTTTGATGCGTATCCGCTTTATGCGGAGACGATAAAAGGTGTGCATTTCTTCACACAGGGTCATGAAGCGGGTGTCTTTAGCAGCATGCATTAAGCATGTGGCTTTTTACGCCAAGTTGAGGACATAAGTTATGCCGATAAAAGATAGAAGTACGCGTGTTGTCTATCAGTATTACACCAGGCAGAGTTATCAAAATCTCTTTAACCAATTTGCGAACAATTTTCTTCTTGAACGCACATTGGATGGAGAAAATAACCCTAAATGGCGTGAGCAGGTAGCCAATCACGTTAGTGCTACTACTGGCATGACTGGTGTTCGGGAGTCTGTTGACTCCGTGACTCCGGCCGGAACGCTGACTGTCAAAAACGTTAATGCACCTGGTGGTACGATGACCCAGACTGTATCGGGTTCTCTTACCGAAAACAGGTACTTACCGTTAAATGACTTTCATGCTAATCCGACTATAGGCACCAGCTCTGCACAGAACCAGGCAATGAGTAAAGCTTTCAAGCAAGTCCGTCAGGCTCAAATCTCCATGTCTGGAGGTGTGTTCCTTGGCGAGTTGCGAGAAGCAGCTCATATGCTTCGACATCCTGCTCAAGCGCTTCGTGGTCACCTTGGGGATTACCTTAAAAAGCTTAGTAAAGCTAAGAAGGCAAAACCCAAGAAATGGCTCGATACGCTTTCGCAGACATGGCTAGAATCCAGCTTCGGTTGGCGACCGTTCGTGAACGACCTGGAGGATGCGATGAAAGCATACCAAGAGGTTCAGAAAGGAGCGGCCGACGAATTTAGGAGTATCAGAGCCATCGGAAAAGCAGATGGCTTGGTATCCCAGCTCTTAAACGATGGATTTGCCCCAATCGGTAATTTCCGATGGCTTGGAAATAAAACCGTGAAGGACTATTCCATTTGTGTCATAAGAGGCGAAGTTAAGAGACTAGCGGTAACGACAGCAGCTGATAAGGCCCGGGTCTTTGGTTTAACACCCGGTGAATTCTTACCGACTGCTTGGGAACTTGTTCCCTGGTCGTTCCTCGTGGACTACTTCACCAATATTGGTGATATCATCGAGAACTCTGTTACTGATACCTCTAGCGTTGCATGGCTTAATATCACTAATATCCGAAAGCGCATAACAACCGCTTCGGTTAAGATTGACGTTGAGTTGTGCAAGTCGCTTAATGGTATCAATTTCATAAGTGTCGATGGTAGTCCAGGTTCTTTTGTGTACGTCCGTGGATTAGTTACTCGCAACAAGCTCTCACAGTTAACTGTACCACCGTTAACTTTTGAGTTGCCGGGGACAACAATTAAGGAGCTTAACATGCTCGCATTGTTTACCCAAGCGAATACAGTTCACGCGCAAGATATCCACAAGCTGAGGGGCCGAACATTTCGTTAGGCTTTTATCAGAAGTGGACCCAAGAGTGCCTACTAGGTGCTCTCTTTTAAATTGGAGTATTCTGATGTCAGTAACCCTTTCGTCTCCGATTACCGGAGCGGCGCAAACCGGTTTAACGTCTCCCACCTACACTCACGTCACCGATACGGCTCCCGATAGTAATGGGCGCCAGGTTGCCGTGACTGCACTTGGTGGAACGCAAACCGGGGTCATCTCGCATAGCGTGGCGGCACCCTTCACGTTAACGGCTGTCCGCCCCAAAGTCTATAAGGTTTTGGGGAAGGCCAATCCGGTGACGGGTTTGATTTCCAACGTACCTAAGAACGTGTACAAGTTTATCACCCGCAAGGGTGTTTTGCCCTTGGCTGGTCAGCCGTATCAGACGATGCTAGTCACCACTACTATAGAGGTGCCAGCAGGTGCTGATTTGGCCGACGCGCCGAATATCCGGGCTGCACTTTCGGCTCACTTTGGTGGCATCGCCCAGCAATCCGCTGGGTTTGGTGACACCTCTGTGACGGGTATCCTCTAATTTACTGAGGAAACCCGTGTGGCCGTTAAAAGTGCTTCTTGTACTCGATGTCGTGAAGAAAATTGCGACATGGGTTATCCCTTTCTTCAAGCCCAAAGTAAAGGCAAAAAAGAAAGTGAGATAACAGTTCTTTACGTTGTAACTCTAAAGGTGCTACTATGCATAGTTCTGCTGGTGACCTCGCTGCACTTCTTGACGCCGATCTTATCTACAATGGCGATAACGGCTCAGTAGAGCCATACCCCGGGATAACTGAAAGGCAATACGCCTTTCAGTCCCTTAGGAAAAGCTTCTTAAAGAAATTTCACAATAAGGAGACCGATCCTAAGCGTGACAATGCTGCGCTTGCTAAGTTCGAAAGTGTGAACGAAGCATGCAAAACATATCACGCGGATGTTACTGCCGTAGATGAGCTCCTCTGGACGGCGATTGGTGAAGCCAAAAGCTTCATCGATCGCTTTTGCCATCCAGAGGGTTTGCCACTACTCAATCTAGCAACAATTGAGCGAGGGATGGCATTTGGGCGCGGTGCGAATATTGGGGCTAAAAGCGGCGACCCTTACGGGAAGCTTGCGATAAGCCGCCTTACTTACACCGACCCGGCGTTGCTTGTTTTATTCAAGCACACCTTGGATGGTAGGTTACTCTGGACCGAACAAGAGTCTTATCGGTCTAAGAATTACCCTACTGCCGAGGTGCAAGGTAGCAAACTTTCTTTCGTCCCGAAATCAAATGAAATTTCAAGGACGATATGCACCGAACCCATTCTGAATATGTTTTTTCAGAAAGGAATAGGCTACGTTCTCGAGCGGAGGTTACATGAGGTCAGTGGAATCGACCTTAGTACTCAGCCTGAGAAGAACCGTAGCTTATGTCGGATTGGATCACTGACGGGTAGGTTTGGCACTATCGACCTATCTTCGGCTAGTGATTCTATGTCCAATACACTTGTAAAGCAGTGGTTTCCAGACCATATTGTCAGATGGCTGGAGCTCACGCGTTGCAAGAAGACCACCCTTCCGGATGGTCGTCTTTTGGACTTGCATATGGTGTCTTCAATGGGAAATGCTTTTACGTTTCCACTGCAGACCATATTTTTTACGTCCTTGGTCGTAGGTGCTTATCGAGCTCTTGATCGAAAGATCGAATACCCTCGAGGCCACGCTATCGGTAATTTTGCCGTGTTCGGTGATGATATCATCGTATTACGAGAGGCTTATAACCTCTTGATAAAGATGTTATCATTCACCGGATTTAGCGTAAACTACGATAAGTCCTTCAATGAAGGACCATTTCGCGAGTCCTGCGGCCACGATTATTATTGTGGTCATAACGTTAGAGGGGTCTATCTTAAGAAGCTCCTCGACGATCAGGATTGTTACAGTGCATTCAACCGACTAGCCTTTTGGTCAACAAAGCATGGAGTTTTTCTTGAACACAGCCTTAAATACCTGTTAGAAAGGGTATCTAAGAAGATTTTCGTCCCTCTACATGAGGACGACGAAGCTGGTTTCAAGGTTCCTGCTTGCTATATCGGGCATCTCTTTAAGCGTTCATCAAGGTACCAAGGAGGTCACCTTTATGAAGCTGCTGTAAGAAAGCCTAATATGGTTCGTTTACCAGTTGGTCAGGACGATTTAAAGGCAATATTACGCTTAAAACGCGTAATACCCGGCTGGAGTTATAACCCAGCTGGTTTGCTTTTACTTCTTTTGCACGGTAGCATCTCGGGTGGCCATCTTACTCTCCGTTTAGAGAGTTCGAAGACCATATATAGGAAAAGGTTTAGTCCATGTTGGGACTTTGCCGATTCCGAGTGTGCCGAGAGGCATACGTTCGCAGACCGTTATACTAGTCTGCTCGCTCTGGTATTCCAGAGTTAATACGCCCTTATAAAGGGGCACCCCAGGAAGCTGACAAATTATCATAACATCGATAAGG